TAGGAGTAAACCATGTCATTTAGATGGCCCAACAAAGACCCGGATGAACAGCTTGACTACAGCATAGATTGGTCACGCTTTTTAGGCAGTGCTACTATAAGTAGTGTAGACTGGTTTGTTAATAATTCTAGTGGTGTTAAAACAAGCATCACAGGTGGATCAACAGTAAATGGTATTCAGAATGTATCTCAAACAACTAGTAGTGACAATCAAACAGCAACAATTAATCTAGGGTTAGGCACAAACAATCTTGAATATACTTTTTTCTGTAGAATAACTGACTCCACAGGCAGTCAAGCAGAGAGATCAGTAAAGCTAAGAGTGAGGGACAAGTAATGGCGTATAATTATCTTGGTCTAGTAAATCAAATTAATAGGCGGCTCAACGAGGTCGAGTTGACATCATCTAACTTTGCTACGGCCACAGGTTTTTATGGACAAGCAAAAGATGCTGTCAATGCTTCTATTCGTCACATTAATCAAACAGAATACAACTGGCCGTTTAACCATGTAACACAAGAAGATGTTGTTACAGCACACACAGTTCGATACGGTAATCCTGATGATGCTAAAGTTATTGACGTTAACACCTTTCGTATTAAAGAAGATAGCACACTAGGCAACGACACTCGTAAGCTAAAGATACTTTCGTATGAAGAGTATTTGGAAAAATATATTCAATACGAGTATGACGCAGACAATGGCTCCTCTAGTTTTCCAACCTTTGTGTTCCGTACACCCTCACAAGAATATGGGCTGGTGCCACCACCTGATAAAGCATATACAGTGGTCTACGAATATTATCGCATACCTGTAGACATGGAAAATCACGACGATGTTCCCGCAATTCCAGAGAGGTTCATGCATGTAATCACGGACGGGGCAATGCATTATGCCTATCTATTCCGTGGTAATTCGCAAGACGCATTGATTGCAAAGGAAAAGTTTGAAGAGGGCATCAAAAATATGCGCAGCCTTCTTATTAACCGTTACGATTATGTTAGATCAACCTTCATACCAAGCAGCATTTCTAGTGGCAGACTTGGTGCAGCAACGGCAACTCCGGGTGCAGCGTTCGATTAATTTCTTGACAAATAAAAATTTTTATATATAACTATATAAGAAAGTATTACATATGGCTGACGCTTGGCGAACATATCCGGTAGAGTTTAGAGGAGGACTAGTAACAAATCTTAGTCCTTTGCAGCAGGGTCTTAATCAACCCGGCAGTGCAACCATTCTGCAAAACTTTGAACCTTCTGTTGAGGGTGGTTATAGGCGCATATTAGGCTATCGTAAATTTGATAATAATGTGTTGAGTAACACAGGTCTTGTTCGTGGTCTACTTCGGTTTGACTCACAAGTATTTGCCAGTAGAGGAAGTGGTCTATTTAAATCCACAGGCGGCGGGTACACGGCAGTAACTGGAAGCACAACTTTTCCTGCCTCTACAGCAACAGCTAAAGTTAACGGTGCTACTTCTGCTACAACCACACTTGTTGTAGATAATAATAGCGGAACAATCTTAGCAGGTATGGTGGTTACAGGCACTGGCATATCAGGCACTGTAACTGTATCTTCTCTGTCAGATCAAAATAATCTGGTGCTGTCTTCTGCACAAAGTTTGTCAAATAATGTTGATCTTACTTTTACAGAAACAAGTCCTACTCTTGGTGGATCAGGTAGAGTAAGATTTGCTACTTACAATTTTACTGGCACCGAAAAGTTTATGGTAACTGATGGTTCAGGTAAACCTTTTACATTTGACGGCACTAATTTTAAACAACTGACTTCACTATCTTCTGATTTTTCTGGCTGCTCTAATGTTGTTGTATTTAGAAATCACATAATTCTAGTTAATGATAGCAATATATTTTATTCTGCTCCATATAAAGATGAAGATTTTTCTGCTGCCAATGGCGGTGGTGTTATTAACATAGGCAATACTGTAACTGATTTAATTGTATTTCGTGATCAATTAATTATCTTTACAGAAAAAAGTATACAAAGACTTACAGGCAGTAGCCAAGCAAATTTTGTACTGTCGTCAATATCAGATGACTTAGGTGCTATTGCATTTGATACGGCACAAGAGGTTGGTGGTGACGTTATGTTTCTTGGTCCTGACGGACTAAGACTTTTAGGTGGTACGGATAGAATTGGTGACTTTGGTTTGGGGGTTGTCTCTAAATCAATCCAGTCTGAGACTACAAACTTTATCAACAGTTCGACTTCTTACGCATCTCTTGTTGTAAGAGAGAAGAGCCAATATAGATTATTTGGATTTAACTCTGGATTTTCTGATGCCTCTGCTTTGGGTTTATTAGGAACACAGTTTGCTGGTCAAGGTGGCGAGGGCATGGCTTGGTCAGAACTTCGCGGCATAAACGCCTTTGTTGCTACTAGTTCTTATGATGGAGAAAATGAACACTCATATTTTGCTAACGATGATGGGTTTGTGTATGAGTTAGAAAAGGGTAATTCATTTTCTGGTTCTAATATACGAGCCACGTTTGCTACACCGTTTTTTCCATTTGATGATCCTAGAGTTAGAAAAACTTTTTATAAAGCATTTTTATATACGGACCCTAGCGGAAGCGTAGATTTTGATCTAAGTTTGAAACTAGACTTTGATAGATCAAATACCGGACTAATACAACCTAATACCATTTCATTAGGCAATACTACTTCTAATGCATTTCTATATGGAACAGCAGCTTTTGCACATACGGCAGTAGTAAATAATGGAAGTGGTTATGCAGTTGGTGCCACAAGTATTGACATAGATGCATTTTCAGGCGATAGCAATACAGGTTTGACAACAGGAGATACCTTTAAGTTTGTTCTAACAGAGACAGCTACAGCCGCAGTAAATGGTGCTGTTTCATCAAACACAAATGTGGCTGTAGATGGTAACGCCGGTACTATTTTAGTAGGAATGCAGGTAACAGGCACAGGTATATCTGGTACAGTGCTGGTAGCTACTGTTACAGATCAGAACAATCTTGTACTGGATACGGCAGTAAGTTTAAGTAATGATGTTTCTTTGACGTTTACAAATAGAAACTTTGGTGACACGTTTACTTTGACAAGTGTTCCCACCATATCAGGATCAGCAGGAAGTGCCACTTCTACTCTTGCTTTTTCTCCTGCTTTAACAACTAAAGTTGTTGATGATACAAAAATTGTTTTTCATCGTATGAATGGTGAAGATGCTGCAACTTATAGTGACAGTGCTATTGACTCTTTGTTTGAAACACAGTTAATAGGATCAGGTTTTACAGCAGGTATGCGAATAGAAACAGACAATACTAACCCAGCGTTTACATTGGACGCTGCTACAATAGAATATACAGTTAATGGAAGAAGGTAAATCTAATGGCTGGATACACTAGACAAGCATCTGGAAATATAGTAACTGGTGCTATTATAAATGCAGACGACTTGAATGATGAGTACAACGCCGTTAATGCAGCATTTGATGCTACTACGGGACACAAACACGACGGCTCTACAGGCGAGGGTGACAGGATTGAAACGATTGGTCCTGCCGGTCAGCTTAGTGTAAATGCAACTCAAGTCTTACCTGCTACAAACGATCAACTAACACTTGGTAGCACTAGCGTTGGTTTTAAAGATTTGTTTCTGGCTGATGACAGGGCGGTACAGTTTGGCGCATCACAAGATGCCACGCTAAAATATGATGAGGCTAGTACAGATACTTTATTGTTTGGTGGTGCTAACATTCGCGTTGCCAATACAAATAACAAAGTAGAATTTCGTGATGCTGATCTTAGCATAAGCTCATCTTCTGATGGTAAGCTGGATATTGATGCAGACACTGAACTAGAGATTGTTGCACCCACCGTTGATATACAGGCATCTACAGCTATTACGCTAGTTTCTGATGCCATTACATTTGGTGAGGCGGGTGACACAGATATCGTGCTTACGTTTAATGCAAATACTGCAGACGGCGTACTGACATGGATGGAAGACGAAGACCTCTTTAAATTTTCTGATGACATTTTAATTAACGGCACAGAAAAACTATACTTCAACGACGCTGGTGGTGAGCATATTGCAGGTGATGCAGACAACCTGACCCTTTCCGCTGGCACTGATATTAACTTGACCGCCACTGCAGACGTGAATATACCGTCTGGTGTCGGTCTTTCTTTTGCGTCAGATGATGCAGAAAAGATTGAAAGCGATGGTACAGACCTTACTGTTAATTCTGGTGGTGACATTAATCTTACTGCTACCAGCGATGTAAACATTCCTGCTAACGTGGGTGTTACATTTGGTGACGATGGCGAAAAGATTGAGGGGGATGGTACAGACCTGACCATTAGTGCAAGCAACGACTTTACAGTAACAGCAACCAATGACATAACACTGACTGCTCCAAATGACGTTATTGTATCAAATGACTTGCGACTAAGATCAGATGAATCTATCCTTAGCTTTGGTGCTAATGACGACATTATATTGACCCACGTACAAGATACAGGGCTTGTGATGTCTTCGGTTACAGCAACATCGCCTATACTCAGCCTAAAAAGCACTGAGGCTGGTGCTACGGCTGCACCCACACTAACTCTTCAACGGGATTCTGCATCACCCGCCGATGATGATTTTGTGGGTGAGATACTGTTTAAGGCAGACAGCGACACGGGTGCAGTTCGTAATGTAGGTAAAATTACGACGCAAGTACGTGATGTATCTAATGGTACAGAAGACAGTGACTTTGTAATTAGCAACATAGTAGCTGGTTCTGAAACTGCGCAGATTACTCTATCTTCTGATGGCGTCACGATGGATCAAGGCGTGAACATTGACAACATCAGGATTGACGGTACAGAGATTGATTTGTCATCTGGTGACTTGACATTGGATGTAGCAGGTGATATAATACTAGATGCAGACGGTGGAGATGTAACACTAAAGGATGCAGGTACAACCTATGCAAATCTCAATAACGCGAGTGGCGAACTTGTTATTCAAAGTGGCAGCACCCCAACAACCGCTGTAACATTTGCTGGTGCTAATGCAGACTTTGCGGGTACGCTGGATGTAACAGGTGCTACAACACTCGACAGCACACTTAATGTCAAAGGCAATGTTACTATTGGTGATGCTGCTACTGATACACTGACTGTTACTGCTGACGTTGCATCTAATCTTATTCCTTCTGCAGATGATACGCATGACTTAGGTGCATCTGGATCAGAGTGGAAAGACATTTACATTGATGGCGTTGCGTACGTTGACAGCATTGCAATGCCGACCACAACTGTTACGGATATTCTTGACGAAGACAACATGTCTTCTGACAGTGCAACGGCACTTGCAACCCAACAATCTATCAAAGCGTACGTAGATACAGAAATAGCTGGTATTGGAACTACGAATATTTTTGGTGCCAGCATCATATTTGAAGGTTCTTCAGCGGACGACTTTGAAACTACTCTTGCCGTAACAGACCCGACAGATAGTGACAAAACTATAACTTTGCCAAATGCAACAGGTAACGTAATCATTGACGCCAAAGCGCAGGAGTTTACCAAAACACAAAACTTCAACGCTACCACACTGACTGACGCATCTACAATT